AGCTGACCGACGATCGACTCTTGTGCCATGTTAAGAGCGCGGATTGCTGACGGGTAGAGACTGTTGATGTCGATCGCTCCGATCCAGTCGTGCATGCCTTTTTTGGGGAAAGCAACATAGGCACCTGCTGCTTGCGTATCTCCTTGGTCATCTCTTCCTTTCCTATCAGGTACAACCATACCTCGTTGATGTGCTTCGTTGATAATTGCCTGCTCAGTCACTGCCACAGCACCCATGGTAGTTTGTAACAGCACGGTGTTATCATGTGCAAGTTCATTGGCTAGATCTAGGAATCGCAATTTGCGATCTAGATTGGCCACAAGCATGGTATCTTGTCGGTTGTAGTCAATGAACTTGGGAAAGTCTTTGTTGTATAGCTGATCCAGTGTGCCTTCGTATTGTGTCTTACGCTCATCTAGTTCGTATTCACCAATGGCATCCAAGCTATAACTGTGTCGCTCTTCATATGTGTATTTGCGATACAGTTGCATATAGTCCATATGCACTCGGCCAATTAAATCAAATGTGAGATTCTCTGCACCAAAACGTTCAAATGTTCGTTGTTTGGGTAGTTGATTCCATAGGCAGAATCTGCGGGTATCGTCCTTGGCCAACACCTTGGTTGTACGCATGACCATGTAAGGAATATCGAAGCCCTCTGAGTTCCACCCACTCAAGATGTCTGCATCTTCGATGATATCAAGAAATGTATTAAGTAAATCTTCTTCTCGTTCAAATAAAAAACAGTTGTCGTATTGGTTGCATATTTCTTGTGCCGTAGCCCACGAATAACTCTTGGGCGGCACAACCAACGTAACTAGTTTGTCCATCCAGTCTAGATACACGCTAATTGCTGTAATTGGATTGAACGGATCTTCAGGTTTTGAGAAACCTCTCGCCGGGTCAAAGTCTACCTCAATGTCGAAAAAAACCGTTTGTAATTTAGGCGAATTGGCGCCAAGATAGTTTGTCTCTAAACAGCGAAATATGGGATTGATGTCACTTTCCCACAAAATTTTTCCTGAGTTGATTTTAAGTTCTTTATGATATTCTTTGCTGTTGCGAGTGCTGAATCTTGACACCGCAGTGTGATATATGGTACGATACTTGCCCTTGGGATCATCATAGTAGAACACATATTCAGCGGGATATTCACGGTACTGTCGTTCGCCATTCACACGTTCTACCACACGAATGCGATCTTTGTCTCTGTCAAACAGAGCATCTATATAACTCATCTATTCTCCTTGTGTGACTTCTAGCTCACACTACTCTACATGCCGTTTTTGGTCCAGCGAGACCATGATATTTATTGTGCAAGCATTCTTGCTAGTCCTACTGTGTCAATTGTGACCAGTAGTAGATAATTGGCCAACATACCAAAGGAACCACGACTATAAGCACACCCAGCGTATATAGCACAACCTGTAATCCAGACTGGATACAGGACAAGAAGGGGTGGATTAGGCACGGTGAGGGCCATAGCGATAGCACAACCAATAGATAGAGCCCAAGCCAGGACCTCAAGACAAAAACGCAATCTATGACTCGCATAATCCTGCCGGATCCATTGTGAGATTTCATATAATATGTGATTCATTAGTCTGCATGCCTGGTTAAGTAATTGATTCTAATATTTTTTGCTCCAAAATATTCTTTCACACAGCGAACGACAATATCAGAATCAAATTCTTTACAACTAAAGACGTCAAAGTATGCAGAATGGTTTGTTTCAATAAAATGACCAGTGATGGTACTTGTGGTAATAAGTTGCATCAAACTGTAGCCTTGTTTGGGATCACCGGGTAAAAGATACTCTATCACCGGATCTCCGTGTGCTGTCATATCAATGCTCTTGACTAAATTGGTAACAAATGCGTGTATATTTGCACGACTTTTTATACCATCGTTGCAGCCAGAACAATCAAGCATCAAATGATACCCAAAGTAAGTCATAGTGTTTTACCTACAGTTTGCAGAATGGTGTTGAGTTGTTCATTTTCTGCGTTTGTTTCGCCCAGCTTGCTTTTGTGTGCAATGCGAATCGCTTTCTTTAGCACACCAGGTTTAACTTCCAATTCTTCGGCAATGGCTTTAACGGTGTCGTTGAGTCCCTCTGTGAGATCCTCAACTTCTTGCATGATAGTCATGCCTTCATTTATCAATTGTGTAAGTTTGGCTTTTTGTTCTGAACTGAACATTCTTGAACTCATAATATCTCCTGTGTTGAGTTAAATAAATTATAAACTTATACGTCAAAAATTGCAAGCGATATTTGCTCACTTTCAACCTTGGGGCACGACTCCCGTGGTTGGCGCAGCAGCCGCGCACACCGGTCCTAAGGGTGTTCTTATTTTTTTGGTTCGCATGTGCGAGTGCGTTGGATTGTACCATCCGCTTTGCGTTCTTCACGCCATTCTGTGCATACTTGAGTTTCTGTTCGTTCTGGTAACACTTTGTCCACAGTCCAGTTGGCTGCCATCCAGCCCATTGCACTAAAAAATCCCCATACTAGTATTTCTGCCATCATTTAGTTTGTAATAATAATTTAAGTCTTTGTTCTAGCTCTTCCCAATATACCAAATCTGCTGTTATTGGAGTGACCAATATAATTGAACTTGGAAGAAAATACGGAGTACACAATCCAGCATATTCGTAATCTTGTTTTGCCAATGATTTGTTTACTAAAAGCTCTTTAGCCAACCCGGTTCCTCGAAAACCAGTTACACCGTAATCTTTTAATTTATCAAATAAAATTTCATGTTGAATATTAATATTTTCGACCAATTCAGAATTAAATTGTTCTAACACACAATTGGCTAAAGCTATACCAAGCATTTGCGGTTGCCAGGTATGACCGTACATGATTGAATTTTTTACATTTGAATAAACTCTGTCATTCATCAAAGCACAACTAAGTGGAACCATGCCGCCTGTGATACTTTTTCCCATTATGTTGATATCAGGTTTTACGTTGTATTTTTGATAACTAAACGCAGGTCCTACTTTGCCAAATCCGCCCCACACATCATCTACTATCAATAATATATCTTTTTGGTCACACAACGTCCTAATTTTTTGCCACCAATTATTAGTCCATGGTCGTAAACCGTTTATCCACGGAATAGATTCCATGACAATAGTTCCTATAGAAATATCTGTATTGGTAATCTTTTCAATTACACCAAGTAAATTAATTTCATCTTGAACTTGATCATTTGCAGGCGCTGGTAAAATTATATTGTAGTCTGACGACTTTTCTCCGCGTAGCATTCTTGCACGGTAAGTTGTACCATGATAACCAGGATAGAAGCTTATTGTCTTATTTTTTCTTGGATCAACATTTTTCCAATATTGGTCTGCAATTTCTAGTCCAGCTTCAACACCATCACTGCCACTGACAGCATACAAAACTGCATTCATGCCACTTGTTTGCAAAAGTCGTTTGTTAACTTTTTCTACTAGATGATTTTTTTCACTTGATCTACCGCGTAAAAACTGAACATCGCGCAATTGAGATTCAACAGCAGCAATTAAATTGGAATCGCTGTAGCCCCAAATGTATGCACTGTGTCCGCACATTAGGTCTAAGTATTTTTTTGATTCTGTTTCGATCCAATAATCATAGGTTTTAGTAACAAAGCGGGTCGCTTCTTCGTTACAGTGTTCGACTATTTCCATAAAAATATTTTGAGGGTTGATTAATACAATCTTTGATAATTCCTACTGCTGTATTATTTAAAACAACTTCGTAATGGTTACATTCTAGTTCAACCAAATTCATAATGTCTTCGCGTTTACGCTGACTCGATATAGTGACTACTCCGTCGTTAGGAGCAGGAATCCAAGGTGCTGATCCTTGAATAGTTACTATATTTGTCCACGGTTTGTTAATACGTATTGATCTAGAAAGTTTCATAGCCCACGACGTGGGACCTATATCTTTCAGTAATCGACTGTAAGGTAAAAAGTACTTGGCAACATCCGCCACTTCCGCGCCACCGTATGGTGTACTTAGTGTTACTGCACCCAACACCTGATTTTCAAATGCGGCTGCTAGATGTAATGCGTAGATTCCGCCAAGACTATGACAAATAAAAAACATGTTTTTTTGTGCCGATAACAAATTTTTCATGTTTTCTAAGTTGACTTCGAAGCCGTTCCTGCTGTCATAATTTATGAGCAGTTCTTTGCCTTTAATTTGTTGTCGAATGTAGTTGAAACTTTCACTAGTTGCACTGGCACCGTGAATATAGACTAGAAGCATTGTGCGCTTATTTAAGAGTAGATCTCAACATCCATGAATGTTTTGCATGGGCATCTTGTCTGCTTGCTAGAAAATCACTTAGGCCATGTTGTCCTAATTCTTCAGCAGCTTGAAACACGATTCGAAACATTTCTTGCATCTTGTCGCTGTCTTGTAATAATTCTAGTAGCATGGACTCCGCAGGCAGAATATTAGTTTCGTCATCAACCAAACTGAGTACACTAAAACGCTCAAAAGAACCTGGAGTATATGAACCAGTCGCTCTTATTTCTTCAGCAAATTTGTCAATGCTGCTGTACACTTCTTCATAAATTTTCGCAAACAATTCGTGATATTGTGGAAAATTAGGCCCTTCCACATTCCAATGAAAATAGTGTGCTTTGAGGTAAAAAGCATACTCACTGGCAAATGCTATTTTAAGAGCTTGTTTTAATGCGTCCATTGCCTATCCTAATAAAGCGTATTTATCTGCCTTGCCCTTGATAGGCTTTATGACTTCTACGCTTACTTTTGTTCATAGCACTAGTCTTGGGTCTGCGTCCGCCTTGGCTGGTGGATTTGACCACGTGAGCTATACTTTTTTTGTTTGTTTGTTGTCCTGGTTTAGCCATTGCGTTCTCCTTGAATTATTTAAACAGTTTGCTTTTACCGTAATGTTCGTCGTTAACCGTATCGGAACTTTTTTCATACATTACGGTGTCTGTGTCGCCCAAACGCCATTTGGGATTTTGTTCTACTACATATTTTTTAGTGCATACTTTAAAATCTGGAAACTTCATGTCGCGTGGGTTGCTGGCAGCATCAAAAAACAAGCATCTATTGTTTGGTTGTGCTGCATATTGACCGCTGTCTAGTTCTATGAAATTAAAACTCTTATGGTCTTCTGGCCATTCACTGTATCCAGTGTCTATGATGTTGTGATTAGGATGAGCATGATCCACAGTAAACATGTAATTGCCTGAGTACATGTTTTTATCTTTGGCATAAAATTTACAACTTAAATTTCTTAAAAATGCTTTTTGTATCACAGTCATATCATAATCAAAGCAATCCCAGATTTGCAAGGTATCTAGATTTAAAAAACTTGCAGTATCAAGAAGGTTTGTGCGTGATACAAACGCATGCAGTGGTAATTTATCGTACAGTGCTCCGTAGTTGGGCAAGTAGGCTTCAATTCTAAAAGCTTGTCCTCTTATGCTTTTGATAGATACCCATATACACGGCTCATATTCGCCGTGTCCCTTTTCAAAATCATAGAGAAATTCTCGTCTGATATAACAGTGTACAGGTGGTGTGTTAGCTACTAGAAATGACATAGATTTGACTTATGGTTGTTGATTTTTGTCTCCGGGGAATATTCTGCGAATTAAGCTTTGATTTTGCCTGTTGGGATCAATTACATTGCCCAATTCTTGATGTACCAAAGCCTTGGGATCTTGTAACAATTTGCCTGCTGTAAAAATCGTACCTAACGCATCTAGTCCCTTTCGTAATGCACTAGGTTCTTGCTGTTGATCCTGTGGTGGCTGTAATTCCGGAATACCTTGTTCTTTCATACCTCTAGTCTTGGTTGCTACATTCTTGGCTGGCCCTCTACGCTCTGGATTGGGATCTTCTCTGCGTTTTTTAGCTGCTGAGCTAGCACGACCTTTTTTACCAAGACTGTGTGCTTTGCTAGCAGGCAAGCATTTGGGTTTACCTTCGCCGCCGTCTCTGCCACCACACTCACCTCTAATTTTACCATCAGGACCGAACCGTACCCATTTTTCACGAAACCACTTTTTGAGATCTTCTTCTAGTTCGGACTCTGACATTTTTACACAGTTTGGAACCTGGCGGGAACCTTTTTTCTTCATACCCTGTTGTTGATAACCATCCCAGCATTTTTCGTCTAGTTGTTCTTCATTTGTTTTCTTAATACTATTAATAAATTTTCTATAAACACTTGCAGCTTCAGTTTTTCCTGCAGCTTTTGCTCTTTGTTCCATTGCTACCGCTGCTTGTATTTTATGTGCATGACTTTTGCCACTATTACGAATTTTACTTACACTTGCTTTTGCATCCTCTGCAGTGGCAAATTTTAATCCTTGAATGGTACCTTTTGGATTTTCATCTGTATATAAGTCACTGTGTTTTTTACTATTAGCAGGTTGTCCTGGCTTTCTAGGTATTCTTTGTTCTTCGTTTGTTTTTTTATTTTTGACGCAATTAGGATATCGTTTACCAAACATGGTCTTCATGCCTTCTTTGTGGTAGCCTTTCCAACAGGCTTCTAGGAGTTCTCTGTATTTCATTTGGCATCTCCATCTTGGCCCATTTGGCCATCAGTAGGCTCGGGTCCTGTGACTTGCACACGTGGCTGTGGTTTGCCATCTGGCCCCATTACAACTCGTTCGCTTAAAATATCTAAATATCGTCTAAAAAATCTTGGATCCATTTGTTGGTTATTTTGGTTTCTTACAGTGTCTTCTTGTACATTTCCGCCGCTATTAGTTTTTGTTTGTGCTGCTGGTTGAGCTGGTGGTTGAGGTTTGGCTGCGGCTGTAGGTGCTGCTGGTTGAGGTGCTGTTGCTGGTTGAGCTGGTTTAGCTGCGGCTGTAGGTGCTGCTGGTTGAGCTGGTTGTGTATCTAATACACGATTTATAGCATCAGCTGCTTTTGGTTGAGCCGGTTGAGCTGGTGCTGCTGTTGGTTGAGCTGGTGATGCAGCAACATCATCATCTTTATACTGACTAAAATCAGGTTTTTGCGTAGGTTGTGTTTCTGGTGCTCTTCCCACACCAGCTAGTGCTAATCTTTTCTCTACGGTGTTCAGATCTTGTTGCATGTCGCCAACTATGCTGTTTACTCTAGGATCAGTATAAGTTATTTGGTTCGGTCCACCTGTTGTTAAACTTTTATCAGTTTGCAAGGTACCTGCTAATTTCTCTCTACTCTGTATGTCTTGTTGATTGGGTTGAATACCCAGTTGTGGCACTCCACCTTGACGGTACTCAGTGCCAGCAATATCCAACGGTGGTTGGGACTGCTCACTGAGAATGTCTAAATACTGTCTAAAAAATCTTGGATCCATTTAACTTTCCTTTAGATTTATTTCTTGCTTTTGTTGCCCCAATTAGCAGCACCTTTTTTGCGGCAGCGTACCAAGGCACCTGACGCATATGCCGACGGCCATACTTTATAACGACTTTTTACTTTGTGATAACAGGCATCCTGTTTTTCTGCTAGCATGCGATCCGCATAAGCAACGCGGCCACATTCAGGACATAGTGTGGCAGTTTCTGTGACAATATCATATCCAGCTCGACCTAGTTCTTCAACATAACGTTCACAATCCTCGTTAGCTACCACAGCCTTCATTTGTGTTTTTTCTTCCTTGGGCTTGTCAAAAACTTTAACTGATTTTACCTTACGGTAGGGATGTAGGTTTTTATTAAAAGCTGCTGTGGTCGCAGGATCAGGCGTTACTTTTTCTCCTGGCTTGTCAGGTTTGGCAAAGAGATAATCTTTTTTTCCTTTATCGAGCTCAATTTTATATTTCACCGAACCGTCTGCGCTTTCTTTTACCTTGTATTTCTTTTTAATTTCTGCCTGCCGTGCATGTCTCTCTTGGTCGTCTTCAATGTCATATGACTGACCTAGTTCTTTAAAATATTCAGGATCTGGTGCCCCACGCTTTTTGCGTAGTTCTTGATGACGCTTGTATAACTTGTCTTGCACGGATCCTTCATCTACTGTTTTGTTCTTGGGTTCTGGCCTTGGTTGCGGTGCTCTTGGAATTTCAGGAATGGCAAATCCACCTTCACGCATGGCAGAGATACGCTGTTCGGCAATCATGATCAAGTCGCGCATTTCTTCTATGCTTTCGCAGTTCCATCTGCGTAAGGCCTTGTTGATTGGGCTATCTGGATTGCGTTTGGTTTTGGCACTGGCACGAGATTTTTTCATACCACTCATTCTGGCACAGAAACTCTTACGACGCTTGGCACTCTTGGAACCTTTCTTTAGTTTGCTGGGCTTGGTGGTCACTGCTGTTTGCAATTTACTACCGGGGTTTTCTCTGCGATAGGCCTTCACTGCCTTGCGACTCATGCCCGGGGTTTTGTCTCTACGATTGACCTTTTTCCAGTCTTCATCTAATGGATCATCCACCTTTTTAGTTGGATAGTGTAGATCTAAGCTTCGAGCTCGCATACCGCTGACCACAGACCAGCCCATTTCTCTAGCACGATTTTCAGCAAATCGTCGGCCTGAACTTTTGTGGCTCCAAGTATCTTTGATTTCTTTTGTGTCTGGATCATAGGCATAAAAGTCATCATCTAGAAAGCGTGGTTCACTGCCTTCATTTAATTTTTTACTAAATATATCGTTTACGAACATAATTTTAAACCGCCTGTTGTCTTAGTGCTGCAATTTGTGCAGTTAAATCTTCAATCTGCTTTTTGATTTGTGTTTTTTGTGCTGACATTTGTTGCATGGCCATGGTTTTTTCAACAGGATTGGCACCTTGGGGAAATTGTTGATTTAGGTCTGCCAACTGTGCTCGAGCTGCTTGCAGTTGTGCAACCAGTTGAGCTATCTGGCCTTGAATCTGTTGTTTGGCTGCTTTGCGTTCTTGCCCTTTTGCAAATTCTTCTGCGGGATTTCTAGCTGTGTCGTTGCCAATGCCAGATCCAGGAGCACCATATTCTGTAATAGGAGGAGTTTCCTTCCAGTTGGGCAATGGAGCATGATATCGACCTTTGTCTTGACCAGGTACTTTGATGTCTTGTATGGTGTCTGGTTCTTTAGGCATAAATTCTTTACCACGTTTAACAGGAGATTGAATACCTTTGATTAGCTCTTGAGTAATTGGTGTTTCTTTGCCTGTGAAGGTTCTATACCATTTGTCATGGTAATACGAACCAATTGGTACTAGCTCTTCCCTGCCATCTGGGTATATATGAATAAACCTTACTTTATCGTAGGCATCACTGCCAACCGGTCTTTTCATTCTAACAGTAACTTTTTCGCCTTCTTCGGAATCGTTGTCTTCTTGCACATTTTCGCTGATACGAGGATCTCCTCTTCCTCGAAAATATTGAGGAGGCAAACTTTTTTTTACCGGTCTTCCCCTAAAATAGTCAGTGTTATCTTGCCCAGGTATAATAGTATCTCGATCGGTAGGAACATCAGGTACCGGTATTGGGGGGGATTTCGGTGCTGGCCCAGGGTTTTCAAAGTTTTGTTTCAGTTGATCGTACATTTGATCAACCATGGGATCTCGTGGTGCAGGTCGGCCTGTAAAGTCTTCAATCCAATCTTGCCATGGACCGCTGTACCTGTCAAGTACTACTGGACCATTTGTCCCCGGAACGGTTATAATCCATTTGTGTGGATTTTCTGGATCATCGGGGTCTCGATCCAGAGAATGCTTTTCGTAGTCTTGTTCTGCCAGTTTGTATTCTTGCCATTCTTGAAATAAATCTCTTTTGACAGGATTGCTGTTGATCAATTGACCCAGCTCTTTTAAAAAACTTTCTGACTCTTCTACACTTTCAGCCGCACCGTCACCTACCATCTTGTTACGAATTTTTTTGGCATTATCTGTGCCTTTTAGGTATCCGGGCCATCGTGGACCTGTTGGTTTCTTTTCGGCTGCTGTCATGGCATCCATTTTTTCCAACAGGTTTCGTAAATCACTCATCAATAGATGCCTTTGCCCACTGTGACTTTTTTAGATTTGTAACTGTTGCCCATTTTCTTTGGCACTCCACTTGAAGGTTTGTGACCAGGACCAGACATGGATGTTGCCACTGCACCTGCACTGCTGGCACCACCTGTGGCCATCTCTGACAGTTGTTGGCCTTCTGCCATGCCTTGTTCACCCAGGCTGGCTTGTCCTGCCACAGCTCTACCTGTTGGCTTAGAACTGATGCCAGTACGGCTTGACTTCATCTTTTCGCCACCGCCACCAATGTGTCTACTTCCGCCTAAACGTTCTGATTTTCTTGGCTTGTGTGTTTTACCTTTTTGCACTTGGCCGCCCTTGGCCAAAAAATCCTTGACAGCATCGTCGTAGTCATCTTCAACCAGCAGTTGGTCTAGAGCGTAATCAGCAGCTGATTCAGCGAATGCCATCATTTCTGGCTCTTGACTTACTGCTTCGTACTTCATGTAATCTCTTACACTTTCTAGATACTGGCTTGCAAGAGTCAGTTTGCTTTGTACCCAACCTTCTAGGCCTTCCATTTCGCTTACATCTCTAAGCAAACGATGTATTTCAATTGCTGCCTGTGCTGCTGAATACATCTGACTTCTAGCCATTTGCACTTCGTGATCTCTATGCATATCATCGGCTTCTTGAGCGATTATGCTGTTTTCTACTATAAATTCTGTTGGTTTCATGTGTGTTTCCTGATAATGTAGTATTTATTTTTTGGCGTTCAACTGCCTGGCTCTTTGTACCAATGGAATATAGGTATCATAATTTTTAACTTGTACAACCTTCCTAGGACGTTCAGCGGGTGGTGCCAACGGAGTTGGTCGCGAAACCTTTGCTAGATCAATTAACAAATTATGTGTGTGTGTTTCGCGACGATTCAACAAATGATCTACAACAAATCTCCATTCAATACGTGCGCCATTTGTTTTTAACAAATTTTTGTTAACTGGTTGTTGGTCAACCTTAAAGTGTTCGAGTTCAAAACGACTGCGATTATCTAAATTTTCTAAACAAAAAGTATGTACACCAGTGTCTAGGTCACAATACATGTGTTCGGTGATATAGTTCTGATAGCTAGGCCATCCAAATGTACGTTCGACCAGCATTTCGTTGTCAACATAAATTCTGTAAATTGGGGGATTGTCGCTCCAGTGGCTGTAAACATCAACCTCCAATTTAGTATGCATTATTTTTTTCTACCTTGGCAATGAGCTCGCTGGCTAAAGCCTCGAGGACGATTGCAGTTGATGCTGCGTTTGTATTTGGCGCTCCATTTTTCTTTCAATGTGGCTATTTGTTCTTTCAATTGTTCTACACTGTCGACTAAATGCATTTTTTTAAGTTGTCTGTTTACTTCACCGGGACTTATATCATTGGTCAGACTGTGACTATATCTTGGATCGCGGGCCTGTTTTTTATTTGCAATAACACCTACACCAGCAGTTTCATAGTAACGATCGCGACTGCGTTTTTTAACTTCCGACTCCAGACCATAATTTTCACCGCCCCACTTCAGCATAGGATCGTCCATTCTGGCTGTAGCAGGATCGCTTTTGATTCTTTTGCCTAATTCAGTGTCATGTACATGACCTTTAAAGTCACCGGGCATCTTCTCTGTTGGTTTATCCCAAGGCGCCTGATTACCAATCACATTGTCTTGACCAGGTGGGTATTTGCCAGTATTGTATTTGTCTTGTTTGTACAATTGGTAAGTTAATTTGCCGGTTTGTTTTTGAAGCGGAGTAAGTTCTGCTTCCTGATCCTCAGTAACAGTTTGTGGTATTTTATCCAGTATTCTACCAAGTTCAGCATCATCTCTACCGTACATTTGTAACAAATATTCACTACGTAATTTAGGTGTGTCTCTAACTGCATTCCATGCTGCTCGTGCAGCTGTGCCATGACTGACATCTACCTGTTGTCCGTTTATGGAGATAACTTTTTGACGCTCGTCTGCAATTATTACATACCCGTGCTTGTCAGCAGTTGTACATTCGTCCAAGCTTTTGAACGTTTTAAAATAACCCGGATTGCCATCTTTCTTTACGCTGTCTGGGCGCAGGCGGTCTCGATCCGGAGTACCGACTGCTGCTATAAAAATTGTATTAGCAGGATTGAATTGCTGTTCTGGTAATTTGTAAGGATTGGTTACTTCCACAATACGATCACTGGGTACTCCAGCTGCGTTCATGAATACTGTTTTGTCTGAAAAATTAAAAGGGCTTTTAGGAAGTTCTGTTTTATTGCTAGTTGCAATATAGACGCTGTCGCGCCCGAACTTGTTTTGTAGGCTTTGAAATACTTCTCTGTGCCCGAGGTGAAAAGGTTGAAATCGGCCCGGGTATAGTACAACCAATTGCGGGCCAGCTTCAGCTACATACGATTCAAAAAGATCAGCAATATGCATGAAACATCCATTATATTGCTGTATTTAGCTTAAATGGTCTCTAGCAACCAAATGTAAAACGGACTTGTAAAAGGTAAAGTCCAACGTCCGTTCCAGCCCAAGTTTACACAATTTTTAATTGATACAGCCAAATCTTGGCCTTGCTTGATGGTTTCTTGCCGATATATTTCAGGATAATCCGGCTCATAATCACTAGCTGTCCAAAGTAAAGATCCTAGATCAATTGCGTCTATTTCAACTGATTCTATGTTTAATAACATGTCTTCGGTTATGCTACCATCTTTATCTAATACAGTATCGTATATTGTTTTGTTTAATAACTCGATGCTTAGTACACAATCGCCATCATGTACTGTAGCATCAAATTCAAAGTATTGAGTAACAAATGGGGCAACTGTCAATTGTGTAGATAACTGTTCTTGACCATTCAGCAAAATTTTAATTTTAGGTTGTTTTTTTGACGACGAGCCACTCAATCCTATTTTAAAATGTAAATTTTCATGTTCCATTGCCTGTCCTTTATGCTGGTGCCTTTTGCGCCATTTTAATTGCATCAGCTAGTGCAGCCGGCGCAGATGCATCCAGTTCTGGTGCTGCACCTTCAGGTTGTGCAAATTGTGGCATCTTGCTGAGATCTCCAACAAATTCGTAATGTCCGATGTGGTTTAATAACACTTTGCCATGCGCCCAGATCTCGCCGCCTAATGCACTCCATCTACGGCAGAACTGCCAATCTTCAGATAGATAGTGTCCTTTTTCATCAATGGCCACATCAAAGATGCTGTACATTGTGGGTTCAAATTGTTTACCAAGACCAACGTCATCTACATATTTGGTTTCTGGGTGTGCTTTGCACAGTGTTTCATATACATGCCGTTTAAACAACAAGAAACCTGTGCCCATTGTATCAACAGTGAAAATATCACCTTGTACTTTTGTTTCGCGCTTGAGATTGATAACATAATTTACTGGCAATGCTTTCTTAGGATATAGGCCGCCAATAACATCTTTATCACAAGCCATCATTTGCAAGATACTTTCTGGTTGGAAACGAATGTCAGCATCAATAAACATAAAATGTGTAGCAGACGCATTAGTCATCATCTTAGCCATCAAGTTGTTTCTTGCTCTAGTGACCAAGCTTTCATTGACCATGGTGTCAAGACTCCAATTTAATCCAACTTGTTGCGCCATAAGAATAAAACGCAACAGACTAGTCATTGTAGGTTCGCTGACATTCCCACCATAACAGGGCATGCCAATATGCAAATGGCATTTAGTAAAGTCAAACGGAACACCTTGTTGCTGTTGTTCACGTTGCTGAGCCTGTTGTGCAGCAGCAGCTTTAATCATCGCTACTGCATCTTTCGGGTCAGGTGCTGCTGATTGCTTGGCTGCTACTGCTGCCTTGATTGCTGCCACTGCATCTGCCTGTGTAGATGCAGATTCTCCAATTACTTTTTTGGTCATTGATTTCTCTCTTAGTTAATTGATTAGGCTTTGTTTGCTTCTACTACCACGCTGTTGCCTAGCAGTTCTTGTGCCACTTGTTCAAGTGCTGCTCTAATTTCTTCAGTAATAAACACACCAGGGGTTTCGTGGTCTTTGACAAGTTTGCTTACAGATATAATTACCACTTCTTCATGTACTTTGGCCATTTGGGCTTCCTTGAATAATAAAGTTATTTATTATCCAAGTAAACGAACTCAGAAACTTCTCTAATAATATCTGGGTTAATAAGTGTTATGAACGTGGCCACTTTTTTATCGTTAGTGTAAAAATATGCACCCCAAATCCAATCGTGTGGTCTGGTTAAACTTTCACGAGTGTGATCAGTCAATCTTACCAGATCCCCTAAACTTTGAAGATAATTTAATATTTGAATCCGAGATTCATAACTAAATTGCTTTTCCTTAAACCAAATTCTATATTGATATTTAGGAGGCTTTTTGACCAGTACCATATGTTTTTCTAATCTAGCCTTGATTTCTTCATTGGCTGGTCCAGTTATTGATGTTATTTTATCTCTGTTATCGGGATCTATTGATTTTGCAACAGATTTGATCATGGTTTCATCTGTAGCATAAACAGAAATTTTAGGTTCCTCTGTACGTATTTTTACGTCAGGATATTCATAATAAAGATTACTTAGACTATGCAAAAACCCCACATTCGCCTCTTTGAGATACTTAAACAATTGTTTGTTGTGCCAAGAACCTTGGCGTCGATAATCTCGCACCCAGTCACGCCTTTTACTAATGTCCAGTGCAATATCTGCACATCTTATACTTTTACAACCAGGAGCATAGATGTCTAATCTATAGTAATATTGATTATAAAATTGTTTTGTTGATGCTTGTATTTCAATACTGGGTGATAGGTTCTTCCAGAACGATGTATCCATTTTCGTCTATTCTATGTTGAAAGGTTAATGTGTCTGCAGTTTGAAATACAAACTTGTCCTGGCAATAATCAACTATAACCGTATTACCTGCCATGATGTTTTCAAACAAGATTTTTTTACTTAAAGGCACTTTGATCAAATCATTGATTTTTCTTTGCAACGGTCTTGCGCCCATTTTGCTATCAAAGCCAGTTGTGATTAGTTCATCTACAGCCTGTTCGGTTAATCTAACACGCAATTGCTTGTCAAGAAGTAAATCATTGAGTTCATTGATACACTTGTTAACAATTTTACGCATGCTGAGTTGATCTAGTTTGACAAATTTTACTATGCCATCTAGTCTATTTCTAAATTCAGGTTTGAAAAAGTCCTTGACCGCACGATCATCTTCGCCTGACTTTTCTAATGCAGTGGTAAATCCAATAGTGTTTTTTTCGTTATCTGCTGCACCAAGATTAGATGTTAGTATAATAATTGCATTTTTGCAATCTGCTTTTTTACCATTGCTGCTTGTGACTGAACCCTCGTCCATCATTTGCAATAAAATATTGCTTACATCCGGGTGTGCTTTTTCTATCTCATCCATTAAAATTATACAGTTTGGATTTTTTTCAATATCAGAAATCAATAATCCTCCACCAAGATTACCGTCGTCGTACCCTACATATCCTGGAGGTGCACCTATCAATTTGGCCACTGTGTGTCGTTCCTGATACTCACTCATGTCATATCTAAGCAGTTTCATACCAAGGTGCTCTGATAGTAATTTTGCTAGTTCAGTTTTTCCTGTGCCAGTTGGTCCTAAAAATAAAAAATTACCAATTGGTTTATTGATTGACTTTAAACCCGCTTTACTTACATAAATTTTTTCTAAAACATTTTCTACAGCAGTATCTTGACCATACAATTTATCTTTTATAAGCATTTCTAAACTGCTAATGCCCTTTACACTTTTTGATGCAGTGTCTCCAATTTGATCAATTGGTATTTTTGTTATTCTACTAATAGCTGTAACAACATCAGTTCTTGTTACAGTCCATGTGTTATTTTTGATTCGATGTTTAGCGCAACATGCATCAATCAAATCAATAGCTTTGTCTGGTAGTTTTTTGTCAGTCTGATATCTAACACTCAATTCCACAGCGGCGTCTATGGCTTCATCTAGTATTGTGCCGCCATGAAACTTTTCAAAGTTAAATCTTAAACCAAGTAGAATTTCTTTTGTTGTTTCTGCACTGGGTTCGTCGATGGTCACACGTTGAAATCTACGCATAAGTGCGCGATCTTTTTCAAAACTTTGCGTGTACTCCTCCCATGTTGTACTTGCAATTACTTTTATCTTGCCTTTGCTTAATGCAGGCTTTATCATGTTACTGAAGTCTACACTGCTTTGACTTCCTGCTCCGGCACCTCGCATTTGATGTGCTTCGTCTATAAAGAGAATTGCATTACCTTTTGTGTTCAATGCCGAGATAATTTCTTGTATTTTTTCTTCAAAATCACCACGATACTTGCTGCCTGCTAACAAGCTTCCAATATCTAAATTGTACACAGTGTAGCCTTGTAGATATAACGGCACTGTTTTGGAAATAATAGACAATGCTAGACCTTCTGCAATTGCTGTTTTACCTACACCGGGATCACCTACCATGAGTACATTGCTTTTGTTCCTACGTGCCAGTATTTCTACTATGTCTGCGGTTTCTTGCGCCCGACCAATGACTGGATCAATTTTACCTTCTTTGGCTGCTGTGTTTAGATTGTCACAGTAGTGTTCTAAAATCTTGTCTGCACGGTCTGAGCTGGCCAGGGATTTACTTGATTCAGATTTATAAGTTTTATTATACACCTCAACCAATTTCGCGCGATCGAGGCCATACTTGACCATAAAATAGTGTGCATAGCTATTGTTTTCAGCATGGATGCTGAGAAACAAATCCATTAACTCTATATGCTTTCTTGCACTAAACAAAACCTGAGTAAACGCACGATTAAAGACACGTTCGAGAGTGTGTGTTTTTTTTGGCTCAAAGTCACTAACAATCAAATTTGTAGCTTGGAGCAAATAAGATTCTAGCTCTGCATCTAATCCATCAGTATCGGCACCAAACTCTGTTAACAATTCTTTGAAAGGATTAAACCTTATCATTGATAAAAATACATGCTCCAGAGTTACATATTCATGACTTAAATCTTTGGCCAATTGTGTTGCTTCAGCCACTATATAATCAATTTCTGGGTTGGTTTGTAGCATAAAAATATTTATTGAATGTAGAATAATTCTTTAAGCGAATCTATTTGTTGTTGTGACAAATTTATTGGAACGTTTATTTTAACATTAACTATTAAAGATCCCCTAACATTTTGATTCATTGCATAAAGACCTTGATTAGCTATTCTGAATCGTGTGTTTGGTTGAGTTCCGGCAGGTAAAGATAATTCAAATCTTTTGCCATCTAGGCCATGAACAATCAAGGTGTCTCCTACCATAGCTCTTACACAATCAATTTGTGCTTCTGTAATTAAATCTAAATTGTCAATGCCAAACACAGTATTTGCTTCGATTTGAATACGCACATACAAATCTCCTCGTGGCAAGGAAGAAAAAAAGTTGTCGCCCAAGTTTGGATATTTTATTGTGCTACTTGGTTTAACTCCTCGAGGAATTTTAACTTCAATCGGATAGGTGTCACCATTTGTTGTTTTAACATTGATTATCTTGGTTTGCTCTTCAAGGGTGCTTGCCAAACTTATTAGCAGTTCGATTTGTAAATCTTTGTTTTTTCTTGGTTGCCTAAAATGTGCCAAAGGGTCTCTGTGGTTTGCAAATCCTGAACCAAATGCAAATCCAAAATTACGGAGCATTTCTTCCATTCCTGGAGGTATGCCACCGTTGACATCTTGTCCATTGACAGTAAATCTAAAACCACCCATACCACTACGTTCAGCATCGTATTGTGCTCTACGGTCATGATCACCTAATATATCATATGCTGCCTGAATTTTTTGAAATATATCGGTGTCTCCACCTTTGTCGGGATGATGTTGATTGGCAAGTTTACGATAGGCCTTTTTGATTTCATCTGGGCCGGCATTTTCAGTGACCCCTAAAGTTGCATAATGACTCATAATACTATTATATAGCCTCCCAAGTAAGTAGTCAATATAAATGAAATGAGCCCATAAAGGGCTCTAGTATTAAATTGTGTTTAACAATTTTATTTTTTTGAGTCTTTTTTTGCATCTTCAATCTTGGTTCCTTCTAGTTTCTTGTGAACCTTGATTGTTTTGCAAACTTCTTTTTCTTTCTTAGTTTTGTTATCAAATTCTTTAACACAAACTCGTTTTTCTTCGGCTGCATAAACACTGGATAGTGCAAGTACGCCGATCATTAATGCTATAAAATAATTCATTTTGGATTATCCTTTTTAGTAAATTTTTCTGATGCTGTAAATCCTAATCCACCCAATACAATATATGTGATCGCATCGAATGTCTGTGGACTAACTTTCTTTTCAAAAAACAATTCTGAAAAGAAAGCAGTTGCTAGTAGCAAAAAAGCCAAAAATGTAATGGTTCTTTTGCTACTAGGATTACTCTCGCTTTCTCCCGAAAGCATTTTAACAACAAATTGCATCATTTTTCTGGATGTTCAGGTTGAAATGGTGCCTCCTTGCCGCCAAAGCCGGGAGTTACTGATGCTACAAAACTTGGAACATCGCCAAACGGTGCTGCCGATGCTGCTGCTATTGTTGCGCCAAATCCACTTGGTGCCGTTGCCACTGGTGGTGGAGGTGGAGGTGGTGGTGGAGTATATGGCTTATTAGCAGCATCTAGTGCCTTGGCTCTAAGATCCTTATCGTCACCGGCTAACATAATACCACTCAGTGTGCCTGTTAAGAATGTAGCAATAGGAATAATAAGTTCAAAAAACTTGTTATCTACTGGGCTCATTCCGTTCATTGGTTGCGTAACAAAAATCAGACTGTATAGTACAACAAACACAATACCAAATAGCGTACATCCTAAAACAATACCAATAAAGAATTTGAGTCTAGCATTTAGTTCTTCTGTGGTATATCTCTCTTGGCTGAATAACTCATTAATCATTTACAATCTCCTTTTCGTGGTGCCTGTGGTGCAGGCTGTAAGTTTGGGTTTCCTAATGCGCCTCCTACCTTATCTTTTTCATAAGGAGTTAGATCTTCTGGGCAGGTGCCATTGGCGCTACAATAGGGTTTTGTACATTCTTTCTTTTCCCAATTATCCGGGTCTTGGCAAGGATACCGATAGTTTTCCGAGCAAGCCACTAATAATTGTAATAGTATTAGTAGTGACACGTATTTCATTAATGCACTCCTAACACATGTAATGCATGGTTATAGTGTTTAATGCGATCATCTAAACCAATGAATCCACCGTTAATTTTACGAGTCATTGTTTTAATGTCGCCTTTGTCAGCTTCGTTATTAAGTTTATTAGTTTCCCAGAACCAGCATGCTGATTGAGCTGCACCTTCGAAGGTTTGCGTATATTCTGCTGCCTCTTCAGCCGAGATTTCCAATGAGGCTGCAAACCAGGTATAGTTAGTCTTGCCAGTCAATTGAATTAATCCACGACCACGATATTTGTAACCGTCACCACTTGCTTCGTCGCCATTGCCCATTCTATTAGCATAGATTCTGTTAGCAATTTTTTCTGGCTTCTTTTCGTATGCTTTAGCAAGACTCATTTCTGTAAAATATTTTGGAAATATCTTCATCAAGCTTTCTGCTTTGTAGTTTAAATTTTCAGTTAAGAAAACAAAACTACCAGATTCGTGAGCACACTGAGCAATAAATGATGCAATACGCTGAGGTGTATTGATTTCATAATCTGGTAACAGTTGACTCAATGCCTTGTGCCAATGGTCGATGTATTGATTCTTCGGCAGTAGTTGTTTTAGTTGCTCTTTTGTAAGTTCCATAAATTGTTGATCCTTTATTTTTTATGTTTTCCGCCACATATAGGGCAGGCTTCCTCTTGCTGCACTACTTTACCTCTTCAAATATTTTTTTCTGTTTTACATACCATGTATTCCATTCTTCTACTTTTAACGCACACTCATAATAGAGTGTGTAATTTTCAACAACTGTGGTATGTAATTCAATTATTGATATTTGGTCCCCGCTGAGTATTTTTAATTCTTCACATTTTTCCGTAAGAGATTTTGGAGCCTGAGGGAACTTTGCTGTAACTGGTACAGTAGTCGAACAACCTACTAATAAAGCTAATACAATCGCGTAAATAATTTTCATTTTTTCTCCGCTGCTTTATTGTGTTCTTCAACTATAATTCGTGGAACAGGGCAGTTTTTAAGTGCATCCTGTAATTCTTGTTGTTTAGCCTTAAAAACCTTGCGCTCTTCTTCGCTCATGTCTTTTACTATTTCAACAGTATCTCCTTTAACCAGGCGATTGACATATTCAATTTGAATCTTGCCTTTTTCTCTGATTACCCGGGTTTTTTCAACTACACGAGTTTCTATTTCTGTGTTTGCCTGCTGTGATTTTTGTTCAGCCAGGCGCACTTTTTCTTCCATTTCTGCTACACGGGCTCTCCATAACATTTCGTTACTGTAGCCACCATACCAGTAGATACCAGCGATAAGCAATAGAACACTACCTATCTGAATCCATTTTCTATAGATATTTAGGAAAGGAACGAATGTAATGAACCAGCTGGCACCTAAGCCAACTAGTCCAGCACCCATTAAACAATAGGTAAAGAAGAGTATTAAACTGTCAGGTAATAAATGTAAAATCCACATAATATACTGTTAATCGAATCAAAGTATTTATGCAGTTTTGGTTATAAAATGCCAGCTAAACTGCGTAAAGTTTGAGTGTGATCGTTTTTTGGTGCTTGAGTTTTTACTGGAATGCCTGCTGCATTACGCATTTCGTCCAATTCTTTTTTGCCAAATTTGGCTTGATAAGCACTTGTGGTCAAAGGCACATAATTTCTAATATTGTCTGCGTTAATTTCAATTTTGGTTGGATTCGATCTTACTTGCATGCTCCAATCAGACAGTTTCTGATCAGTAAGATTCATTATATCTTGTAACATGCTGATAACATTATCTGCAAGCTCTGGTTCTCTATCAGATTCTACGAAAACCAAATAGTCGCCGTCATCAAGTTCACCAGAACTAACGTCCGCATCAAGGACCCAATCGTATCCCTTTTCAATGAAGTTAACCAAATCCTCAGCTGGTTCTCGTCCGGATACCTTAAAACTAAGCACCACAATATCTTCATCTTTTCCCATTTTGCTTTTGTATTCATCGATATGCAGTTCTGGATTTACCAATCTAGCAAGATCATTTTGTTCTAGACCTTCATTGATATTATTGTGGGACATTTTGGGCTCCTTGTACTGCTCCCATTGGAGCTGCTGAATCTGTCTGATACATTTTCTTGTCAACACCTTGTTCGTATGCCTGTTCAATATCTTCGGCATCAATTGTACCAGATTCTAATTCCAAGCTTCCTTGATTGATTTCTTGCATAAGCTTTTTGGGTATTACTATTTCTACTAACCATATAGGTGTTCTGGCCATTTTTGGAAACTTTGTGCCAGGCTTAAAATCATTTGGACTTTTAACCTTAATTGGGTATTCTAAATGATCTTTTTTATATTTTATTTCACAACCATAATCCAATAAACGCTCGCCACCTCTAGGATCCGGCATTTTTTTATATGGCCACATAAATGTACAAGTAATAAAGTACTTTTCGTATTTGGGTCCTTGCACTAATTCACCACGTTTCCAGTTTTTAAACGTGTATATATCAAGCTCGTTAATTACTCTTTCAAAATCTAACAAAGAGTTAACAGCACTGTCTGTAAGCGAAATAGATTTAATATTTTCTAATACGTCATTTATGTTTGTAGCCATATTATTTGGTCCAATATACACTATTTAGCGTATTACAATCCATTTTTCTTAATTTTATAATATTGGTATTGGTACATAATAATCTAATAATTTATGAGTACAATGTAACTGATTTTATATGCTGTCGTGACCATATTCAATGATAAGTTTTTTGTATTTCATTTAATGAACAACAATGTACGGAATAGATAGAGAACGGTCTAATACTTAGCACAAAAAATAGCAAATAAACACGCAGTTTTAGGTATAAATTTTGCTTCTTAAATATCTACGTGGACTTGATAAAGAAGATGCCAAGCCCACTAAGGAGCAGGCTATGGCAGATCCACCCATTCTAAAGGAGGTAGTCTTGAGCAAACGCCGTAGAAGCGAAGTAACACAATTGTCTGTAGTGAGTAACATCGATTCATATCAAAAACAACGCCGTACTATCCAACTTATTCCCAAAAGTCTTAACCAAGAAACTTATATAGATTTATTAGAAAATCCCCAACGCTTAATAGTATTTGCCGCAGGCCCGGCAGGAACAGGCAAAACTATGCTGGCTGTGTTGGCCGCGTTACAAGCATTTAGATCCGGAGAATGCTCTCGAATTGTTATTACCAGACCCGCAGTAGGTGTTGATGACGAGCAACATGGATTTTTGCCGGGTACACTAAATCAAAAGATGGAACCGTGGACTAGACCCATCTTTGATATTATAGAGGAGTATTATCGACCACAAGAGGTACAGCGTCTGCTAGAAGAAAAATATATAGAGATTGCTCCACTAGCATACATGCGAGGGCGGACATTTAAAAATTCGTGGATTATTGCAGATGAGATGCAAAACGCGACACCAAGTCAGATGAAGATGCTGCTTACTCGACTAGGCGAAAACTCTAAGATGGTTGTAACAGGTGACACGCAGCAGGCCGACCGTAGGGCCCAGGACAACGGATTATTGGACTTTCAAATACTTATTAAGGACTTTGATAGCCAATATATTGCTGGCGTGGAGTTTGCAGTCAAGGATGTTCGTAGACATCCGGCTGTGGCTGAAGTTCTTAAATTATACAGGGAGGATTAATATAGCTGAGACAACGAGTACAAAGTACTATTCAAACTAACATGATGAATGGCGATACCTCCAGCAGCTCGCCATTCATCGATGTTACTTTGCCTATCATCAATCAAGATATCACCTGGTTGACAATGTTGCCATTTGTCTTTGCTGTACGGACCAAACATAACTGCTATGTTAGGAAAGTGCTGTTGAGCCCAAACAACTTTATCATAAAAAGACCATTTTACATCGTTCCCTTTGGGAACGGCTGTTAAAAAATACAAATTATATCCCTTAGTAAGTGCGAAATCCTTGCACTCGGCCACTAATTCATCTGCATAGGAAGTCTTTTTTAGATCTCTGTATAGCCTAGGATTCGCTGCTATTTTATTCCAATGTTCATCTGGATATATGCCATTATTTCCAGGCAACAATCCGAGAATACCCTCAGCAAATTCATCGAAGTCGGCTATGACTCCGTCCATGTCTAGGTATAGTGTTGTCATTTGTTTTTAAGTTTTGAATGCACTGCTTGTAAATAAACGGTTTGATTGTTCAATTTGTTTTGCAAACTTCTCACAGTGTCTTTGAGGGTGAATATTTCTTGTTGCATGCTGGATATTACGCTTTGCTGATCTCTAATTTTTACGTCATGAGTCATTAAATTAGGTCGAGGCGGAGCATTGGGATCAACAGTCCGTTTCTTTTTGGCCTTCATTGCTCGGAATATATTACTCATCTAAGTAATATTTATCGCTGGGCACACTGGGAAATTTAATCGCCACTACCTTGGTATCTTCCAAGTAATGTGCCCGATATTCTTCACCGGGTTCATTTACGTAAATATCTCCTGGTCCAAATTCCTCACCGTTGATTACCATACGACCTTCTGTTATTAACTGTACTTCAGTGACTATTTTGTGCAGGTGCGGTTTATCTCTGTTTCCAGCTTTATTGGTTTGCCAGCAAATCTCAAAGTTTTTGGTTTTTACTATTGCTTTGGGAAAATTGCCAATAAACCATCCCCTTTCCCCAGCATCACTCAGCTTGTACTTTTTCATTGTCCAGTTCAGTCTGCATTTCATCCAACATAGTGTTGAAGTACTCGGCATCAAGTTTGGCCATTACTTCTGTAATGTATTTGTGGTAGCCTTTGAAAAAGTATTTGAACAGTTCATCAAAGTTCTTGACATTATTGAATGAATTTTTATCAACTGTTTTATTTGATAAGTTGAGAATAATCTTGGCTGTGTACAAGTCTTGATTTCGCAATCGAGTTGAAATCTGCACACGTTCATCGTACTGAAAATTTTTAGGATCCTTCATATAACCTGCAATATGAGTCTTGCGTGGATCTCTAGGTCGTGTTACATATTGTGCTACTAGATAAATGTTTTTCATTGTATTTGACTCAATTCTACCAGTGTGGCGCTGAGATTTATTTCAGGGTCTGCAACTATGGGATGATTCACAATACCTTTTCTAATGGCTAGAATGGCTTGATCATGTTGCTCAGGAGTAGATCCCCAAAGATCCAAGTTGTCATACATCCAACGAAATAATTCTTCCATTTCTTCAGGAGCAGTGTGTGTACAAAGTAGTGTTCTTGCTTCTCTAACTCGTCCCTGTTTGAACAGTTCAATCACTTCCAGTTTGTGATCTGCCGATCCCAAACCACTTGAAGTTTTTGACAAGTTGAGTGTGCCAGACAGACTGTTTGTTTGTAACAGTTTCAAGCAGCTTCTGAGATCAGGATAAGTGGCTTTCACAAAGCTATCTAACGTATCAAGTTCGAACTCAACGCCTTCGTTGAGCAATATGGTTGCTGCTCTACTGGTAAATTCTGTTTGATCAGACTTATCAATAATGATTTGTTGACATCTTGATTTTAATGGAGCAATAATTTTGTGTGCTAGATTGGCAGTCAATATGAATCTAGCCTGACTTTGATAAGTTTCCATTAGGCCACGTAGGATGGCCTGTGCGTTGTGACTCAAGTAATCAGCTTCGTCAAGTAACACAATCTTTAAGTCACCAAACGGCATGGTACTAACAAAGCCTTCAATTTTGCTTTTCAAGAAATCAACACCATTGTCTCGCGACGCATTTACTTGCAAGAAATCATATGGATCAATGTTTAAACTGTTCACTAGAATTTTGGCCAAGGTTGTTTTACCTGTGCCTGCAGATCCAGTGAATAACAAATGAGGAATGGATTTTTCTTGTACAAAGTATTCAATCTGCTCACGTTGTGCGGGGTCAGTGAACACATACCCGTCTAATGTCTGCGGGCGATATTTCTCAGTCCAAAGTTCTTTCATTTAATCAATTGGCGTAAGTTGTTGAGTGCGCTGGGTGACAATAACAACGTGTATTTTACTTGTTCTTCAGTGCAATTCCTAGCAGTTTCACACTGAGTGGTTATCTTTAATGATTGATATCCTTCGGGATGATTGGCAGGTGTCAAACTGGCATACATATGGTAACCATTGACATTGCTTAATTCAATTTTCATAGATTGTCCTTGTGAATACATACCAAATCTTCGCTTTTGCGATTGAAATCGGCTGGCTCCATTGTGTCAGGATAATGTGCAACATAACCAGCATCATTAATTGCATCAAAAAGTTTTTGACTGTCAACAGCACTATAGCCAAAAAACCATTCAGTCAGTAACACAGGTTTGTGCTCGTATAAAAAATCTTGCATGCCGCGAATAATTTCAATATCATGTCCTTCGGTATCAATTTTCACAAAGCCAATTTTTGATATCTCTTCATCGGTCAAATATTTTTTGCAAAGTTCAACAAAAGTTAAACCTGCTATGGTAATTGTGTTACCAGTCATACCTTTCACTGTGGCCGCAGTGCCTGCATCCCAATTTTCGTCCAAGATGCCGCCATTGATCATGGCGTTGTTATGATCTGCAAACACCAAATCTCTTGCCTCTCCATTTGTTACTGCTTCTGTTGCTATAACAAATTTTCCCAGATGACTGTTGGCATCACAATTTTTTCGTAAAAATGGAAGCATATGTATATTTGGTTCCACGGCCAACACAGTGGCTCTACAAGCTGCCATCATTGGCAAGGCCGTGTCCCCTATATGGGCACCTATATCAACACAGGTCATGTCAGGTTTGATCCATTTACCGTAATGATAATCGTTCCAGTACGATGAAAAAACTTGTTCAAAAGGAGGCATCCTATGTAACGGGTGCTCAAAGTCATACCAGGTGCAATTCTCTTCTACACCGAATTGTGCAAGATCAAGTTCAACTGGATCTTTTAATCGATAATCTGTGTTCATTCGTATTGTTCTCTGGTTTTTCTTTCTGCATGTACTGCTGTGGAAAGAGTGTCTATGTTTTCTGGTTCTTGATCACTTACAAAAATAACAGCTTCAGGATCTGCTCTACGTATAGTTGTTTCCTTGCCATTTTGAATTATTTTGAGACCTCTGCTCCAACGTCCGTGTTCGACAAGTACCCACTGACCCACACGAACATCTTGTTGTTCAGGTCCAATAGCATATACTCGCGCCCATCTTGGACGAATACCCTCTGTCTTACCATCGTCTCCTAATAATACTATACCGCTGGCTAATTGTCTACCACTGAAATCCATTTCGGTAACAATAATGCTGTTTCGTAAGGGTTTGATTTCTCCATCTATTTTGACGCCAAATTGATACCCTCGTTTTTGATCAAACGGATTTTCTAATTTCATATATTCCTCTTGTTAAATTCTAGTTGGACCTGTTTTTTTAGATTCTTCTTGTTGTGGTAGTTGTGTTTTTGCTACTGAGCTAGCAAGACTGCCTCTAAGAGGCTTAGGCGCAACGGGTTCTTGATTGTGCGAAACAGTTTGCTGCGGCACTACTGGTTCTACCCAATCATCTACCAAATCGCGTTTGTTTTCTTCTCTAGGAACTGGCACATTATCGGTTGCAACAGGAGTATTTAATTTGTAGTAGTCTGCCATAACACGTTCTCTGGTGCGTTCGATTCTACCACCGGGACCTAATTCATCGCCCCTAGCATTTACTCGCATGTTACCAACTGCAATCGATTCTTCATTTTGTGACACAATTGCATCAATGTTAATTCTTTTACCATTTGCTGTTTTATATACTCTTTTACTCACTAGTTTCTCCTTGTGCCGATATTTATCGCAAGAATTCGGTAATATCTAAATCATAATACATGCTGTTAATTCTATGTACACCTATTAAGTATAACACATAACTGGCAACACTGGACCCGCGACCGACCCCCCACACGACATTATTTTTTCGCCATGTGTCTACAACATATTTCAATTGTTTCAGCAATGGAAAAAGATCGCGTTCTTGAAATAACAAAAGTTCTTGCCCCACACGTTGTAACTCCTCCTGTGTTTTGCATTGATCTAATAACCAATTGGCAATGTCCATATTGATATATTCTTCTGGCATGTGCCACACGCTTTGATTAGCAGAATCAAATTTTTTAATATCTAATTCATCTGCACCATAAAATTTTAGTGCAGCAAAATCTGCATAAAAGGCTTTGATTGCATCGTTATACTGCTGTGGATCTGTAACTAATATTTTTGATATATCAAGATCAGGATTGCCGTATAACAAGTTGCACAAGTCATCTGTATTTGCGTAAGCTCTACCCAATGTATCATACTTCATTGTATATCAATGATTCCTTTGAACTTGTCGTTTTTTTCTTCCATTTCTTGCATAATTTTTCTATTACGTGCATCCATTTCGTATTTGTAGTTTTCAATAATCATTTGCATTTGTGGAATAATACTCACTGGGCCAAATCGATAGGCCTGATTTAATTTTTGAACCAATTCGTTGTATTTTTTGTGCAAATCTTCAGTTGACAGATTAGATAAATCTAGTACCAATGGATGCATATTACCTCCTACAAATCTCCAGCCTGCCTATTTTCAGAATAGTGAACATCAAACGCACCACCTGGATATCGGGCTTTTAATTTATTTACGTTTTCCGCAATGACGTCATTTGGATCTAGACCAAGTGCGCGGCATGCATTTATCCAATACCACATGATATCACCCAGTTCCCGTTTCATGTGAAATACATTTTCCTCAGTCAATGGCTTGCCTTGAAAATAAATCTTTTTGGGAATCTCACAAAATTCACCTGTTTCGGCTGCAAGTCCTAGAGCTGCAGTTAGCAGTAGTGGCACGTTGATATCAGGACCATGTGTATCTGTGTTGTAATCAAAGTTGCCGTCTAAATAGTCCAAACGGTTCATAAAACTGGTAAGATCGTTTGATGGTTGGCTGGTCACTGCTTCAACAAAATCTTTATACTTGTTTAAGTCAACTGTCATAAAAAACTCCTGGATAGCATAATTATAAACTATGCAACGCCAGGAGTCAATAATGTTTGGTTATTTTAACTACGTAACCAATTTGAATTTGTTACACTATAGGTAAACTTTGCTACCACATTACCTGAACTCACAGTGGTATTGGGGAACCATTTAACCAAGGCAGTATTGCCTTTGTTGACCCAAACCGCAGTAATTGGTGCTAGGAAACTAAGCGTAATTTCTCTACCATCTACGTCTGTATCGGGCAATGCAATACGTGCATTAGCGATAGTGTCACTACTTGCAGTATCAAAATATACTGTATTATATCCTGTGTTGGCAAAAAAGTTTTGATCGTTGGTTAGCGTTACATAGGCGTAATTTGTGTTGATAGTTCCGGCACTGGTAATCAAGTTGGCACTTGCTGTTAAATTGCCATTCACTTGCAGTCCACTTAATGCTTTGGTTCTGTTTCTGCCTAAATCACGTATGCCTAATGTTGTGCCACCATCTACAGTAAAGATTTCAAAGAAATAATCTGTAGAGTTACTAATTTCGGCTGAACTGAATGACACAGTATTACCACTAAATCCAGCAATAGTGTCAGTATCGCCCAGTGTCATTGAGTTAGGAAAACTCAATGTATAACTGGCACTTGGATTACTTACCCATAGTTTAATCCTGGCATACTGATTGCCAGTGTTGGCCGGAAAACTAAAAGTGAGTGTTGTAGTGCCAGACATGGTAATTTTTTGAAAATTACCATTAACGAAATTAATTGTAACACTTCCACTTACGCTACCTATATTATTGTAGGTTTCACGCCAGCTAGTTAGTGCAGGATTAACCATTGCATTACCTGCAAAATCGTTACTTAGCGTTGTATTTAACAAAGCACTTTTGAGCACAACTTTGTTTTGTAAATCTTCTATTTCGGCTTTAGAAAAGGTAAAATTATTGCGAATATTAGTGAAATTGTCGCGAAAACCTTGACTGTCATTGTCTTGGCCGGCTACAGGAAATGTACCGTCAATATTGTTTGGATTAACTTGGCTTGTCATTTATACAAATACTCCAGTTTGTGGGAATTTAATATATTTATCTAGTGTTTCAGGAATGATCCAGATATCTTGATTGCTACTAAATGTGGTCCCTGCAGCCACTGATTGTCCGGCCTCATGTCCGGCCTCAAACCTTTCGCGCATGATACATGTTCCACCATCAAAAGTGGTTTCTGCAGTACGCTCTAATCCAGTCGCAAAAGTAGCCACATAATAACTTGGAGTGGCTGTTCCTGGATCCACTCTATACTGTAAAGTGGTTATAGTATAGGTATCACCTGTGCGTACTTTTACAAGTTGATCTAAAATTATTTCCTGATCAAAAATTAGAGTTACTTCAGCATCGTCACCCTGATCAAAATGACTAAAAGTTAAAACTTCGCTTGCTTCGTCAAATCCTACTAAATCGTCATCAAGTCCCACATCAGGGAACTCTTCCCAAGTTATTTGCCAAACCCCGCCTTGTTGATTTATGGTACTATAATTTCCCACTTTGTCCAAGTAACCTGGAATGGTATTACCTAATGCAGTTATCCATCCGTCATTGATTCCGCCATAACCGCTTTGTTTTGCAAAAATTATTTTTTCTCCCTCTAAGAAATTGCCAATTCCGTCGACAATTAGTGAGGACCTCACTGTTTGTAAATTTTCCCCATCTATGCTATCAAAACTGGTGCTCACTGCGTAGTCCACAAATGCCTCGCCATTTATTCTTATTGCAGAACCTGCTGTTGCAGTGATTTCGCTTGATAATGTCAATACATTTCCGGCAAGATTCAAGTTAGCTATAAAAGTTGAATCGGGTATAGTTGAACTGTCATCTATACTGCTAAATCTCCAACCATATCCTACGTTGATATCATTTGGTATTGTTACTACATTTGCATTGGTTACTGACGTTACTATAATTGTGTCAACAAGTGCCGAACCAGATGCTAAGTTTGGATATTTGTCGAATGTAGTAGGTACACTAGGTTCAAAACTGTTTGTGTCTATGTTGTAAAATCTTGACAAATAATTATCCCATTGATATCTATCTGCAACGAATGGAATTTGATTGATTTCAAATTCGCTATTTTGTAATCTATAAGAAATAAGTTTTGATGCACCGGGCTTAGTATATGCCAATACCACACATCTTATTAAGCCTAGTACATTCCCGTCCTCTTGAACGCTAGTCATCCATCTTGGCAACGTGCTTCTATTCGTGTAACCAATTCCATTTTCCAAACGTTTTTGCATATTACCGAAACTGTTAGGATAGATAATATTGTAAAATTGATTTTGAAATAAAAAGTTATTGGCCAAGTCAAGTACAATTTCTAACGGTGGACCACTGGTGTCAAAGGATTGAGTATCTATCAAATCAACATATACTATTTCGTATCCCACAGTACCATCTGAATTTACTGCCCTGGCTGTTTTTATTTCTCCAAAATTTATAGTTTTGAAATAGTGATTTCTTGCTATCGCACTGACAAAAGTTTCTGCTGTTACAGGGTTGAGCCCTGACAAAAATAAAGATTTTAACGTGCCTTGGACCCCAAAATAACTGTCATCGGGTCGGTATATCAATTCAGGAGGAAAGATGGTTTGATCTTTGATCGTGTTGTCCCAGCTTAATCTTTGTGTATAACTAGGCAACGCTTTTAAATATACATTTTCGTATGGAGATAAATTTCGTGGCCGAACCAGTATTGTAAATGATTGCGTTGATGTGATTGAACCATCTACAGCAGTGGCTCGTACGGTAAATCCGCACTGTTGATCAAACGTAGTAGTACCACTATCTATTGCGGTACTAATAGCATTACTGGTAGTGCTTATTGCTTTTTGAATAGTGTCATTCGAAAATACTAATATAGTACCTTGTGTCATATAGATTGCTGGACTCACTTCAATGGTGTTTGAGTCAACTATTGCAGTAATTTTACAACCTGCAGCAACACCTACTCCTTGCACTGTCATGCCTACCACCAAATCCTCAGTTGAAGTTACATTCAACTGAGCAACTTGTCCATCCAAACTAAAGTACCTAAAAGTAGTACGCCCGATCATTCTACCACTTCGTAAAAACTTCAATCCTTGCGGAATTTTTCTGAATGGAGCATAAATCAAACTGTATTGTAATTCTTTATCTAATGTGTTATAGGCTTCAATTGCTATTTCACTTACTGCACCGTTATCTATAATACCTAGATCAAATGGTGTGATCCAAACAATTTCCTCATTGAGAGTTCGTTTGACAGTTAGTGAAAATGTTACTCCATCACTTTCTGCGTCGGGGAAAGCTGTTCTATAGGCATATACTGTAAAACTGTATGTGGTAAAATCATCGGTTTGGCTAGGAAGCGTTCCAATCGCCCAACCGGTGTCCGCGTTAATCTCTATACCTGAAGGAAAACCACTTGCTCCTTGGTCAAACAAGATACTGTCATATCCAGTTGTTGTGCTGATAAACTGAACAAAAATTGTATCAGCACTTGACGGTGCCAAAGACGTAAATGTCAATTGCAATGAGGCGGTATTGTAATCAGTGTAGGCAGTATATAATACTCCATTTACCTGTACCACAATTCTGGCTGCATTTGCGGGAGCAAAATCAAGGGTGTAAGGTCCTACTGTTCCATTGCCAGTAATGGTCTGACTGTCCGCGGCATCAAGTTCGTCTATGCCACTGAATGCCAATTCGTCAATTTTCCATGACACATCTTCGTCCTCAGGATCATATGCCACAAATCTATAGGCAAAGGTACTACCGGAGACCAAGACTGGTAATGAATCTGGATTATTGAGTATAATCGGTCTATATTTGTTATCAGCATCTACAGTAATAAATGTATTGTTTATTACTGTCAAATCGTTGTCGGCAGTGTAATTGCCTTTACTTAAAATCAATAATCTTACATTCAAAGTGTCTACTTTAAAGTCATCAGTAACCTGAATAGTAAAATTGTAATATTTGTCAGTGCTTAATGGCAAAGCATCAAAAATAACTGCTTCAACAGGTGCTGCTTCAAAACCCAGTTCATCGATATTTTCAGCAACTATATCAACGTAACCATACAATCTACCTTCTGATGTAAAGGTGGTTCCTGGAGGAATATCACCTTCGATAATACTCCATGTTTGTGTCGCATTGCGATTATCGTTAACACTGTTGAAACTGTAATCTAAAAAGTTACCATCAAACCATGCTCCAATTAGATCAGGTCGTGGCGTAATTTGCGGACCGTTTATGTTACTTACAGCCATGCTAAAAGATCTATCTGCTACATTCCCGTTTGGATTGGTTGCTCTTACTGTAAATGTATTAACAGAAGTTTGATTTACCGAACTCAGTACTGTGGGAATTCCGCGTAATTCTCCTGTACGAGTAACATACATTCCTCCGGGCAACTGGCCACTAATAAAACTGTAAAATAACTGTTGCTCATCGCTGTCTACTGCTTCCAATTGAAAACTATAATATAAATTTTCTGGAACAGTGCCTAAATCACCTCTTGGTGTTACCCACGAAACCACGCTCATATTATATTATTACCGCTTCAATTATTTTACTGCCATTGCTGCCATTGGTAGTAAGACTTTTTGCAAACACTGCTGCACCATAGCTGTTATTTTGTCCTATGCTTTGAGCAAATCCTGCTTGTTTAGATGTTACTAATAGATCACCTTTTGACACCGCACCTAACACTTGTACTGGAACTCGTCCTCGCAATGCCACGGGTAAACCTGACGCTGCTGCATTCATGAGATAGGCCGGGTTACTGGAAATTACACCTGCTACACGTACATCAGCAAATGTTTCAGTAACAGTGATTTCCTGATCGCCACCAAATACCACAACAGTCCCGGGTGCATAGTTGGAATCAGCAATGTATTTTTCTGCAAGGTCGGCATATAAAGCCTGTACCGCCACACCATAAAAATTATTCCACCACGCTGTGTCGGATCCTAGGTTGTTTGTTACAGCAATGTTTGAACTTGGAACAATATTACCAGTGGCAACAATAGCATATCCACCAGATCCTGCTATCCATAGATTACCAGTTGAAATTGCCACACCGCCTTGTACAACCAATTGCCCAGTAGTGGTCGACGTTGATGGCGTATTACCATCAAATACCACATTGCCGGTTGTAGTAGTAATACTTCTACCACCGGCTCCTCCAATTTGGACTTGACCGGTAGCTACACCTAGGCCGCCTTGTATTACTACCGCACCTGTTGTGGTACTGGTCGATTGCGTGTTACTGTCGAATTCTGTTGTGCCATCTGCGCCAATTCTTATCGTAGTTGCATTAGTGTTAAACAATTCAGCCACTGCCGTATTGGTTGTTATTGCTGCTGCACCAGAGGTGTTGATAGCAATGTTGCCAGTATGAGTGCCGCCGGTACTATTCACTGTACCACCAGTCATGGTGCCACTCATGTCTATGTCGAATACCCATAATTTTACAAATCTATCATTGGTAGCTGTGCCTAAAGAATAGGTGTTATTGGTATTGGGACTTATATCGTTGGTATTCAACTGTCCAGATAATGTTAGAGTGGTCAAAGTGCCTAAACTGGTTATTAATGGTTGTGCTGGCATGGTAACGTTACCAAAAATGTTACCTTGAACACCACCACCGGCAGGCACATAGATGTTGGCAGCATACAGATTGCCGCTTATACCTAGCCCTCCTGTAACAATCACTGCTCCAGTAATTGTGCTGGTAGAAGGAGTGGTACAAGCAAAAGTAGTGGTCAGCCCAACTGTGCCACCGTTGAATGAAGTTGCACTGGTCACCACCGGACTGCCATTTATATAAATGGTGTCGCCACCGGCAAAATTCATATTACCTACGTGATAACCAGTAACTGATAGGTTACCAACGTTGGCACGGGTAGCGTGCAAATTTCCAAGAATACCAACACCGCCTTTTACTTGCAGAGCACCAGTGACATTACTTGTGGCGGCAGTAGTATTACTCAAAAGCAGTTGCCCAAATTGTACATTACCAAACGTACCGTCTGTGATTACATTGGCAGTATCGGTGATATTGTCCATATAGACCAAACTCGCCGAACTGTTTTGCCAACCCAAAAAGGCATATCTATCTGAGGTTTTAAAGTATTGCCATTCTAAACCAATGTCTTTACCGTCATTGGTAGTATACGGTGCTGCATTGGAGTGAATCAAGATGATCGGTGCAGTAGAATTACTTGACTGCGATGCCTGCTGTGACCCGGTTACATTTAAATTACCAACAATATTCACATTACCTACAATGTAGGCACCATTTTGACTTACGAAAAGATTACCGTTACTGGTCACAGTGTTAGAAACTATGCTGCCGGCATTTACATATGTTGTGGCATAAACATAACTGTTAGAGTACAAATATCCACCAGTTACACTTACAGCACTTATAATTGATGATTCGGTGCCTGCAAACAATCCGCCTTGTACGAATTGAAAATTTTTGTTAACAGTGTCAAACGCGGTCCTAATTGGATTGCCTGTTCCATCATTTGCTACTGCTCCAATATTGATTGTATTAATTGCCATTTTTATTCCACTTGTAATTAGCCACCTAAGGCTTGTAATCTAGCCGCCAATTGGTCCAAAGCCTGTTGAATGTTAGTAATTGTGCCGTTGTAATTTGCTGCATTGTTTGGTGTATAACTTGCATTACCCAGAATATTTGATTGGAACAATGCAAGTGCGCCAATATTGGCGAATAAATCCGGAACATCAGCAATTGCAGTGCTTTGTGTTGAGCCATCTATAAATGTTAGATTACAATTAAAAAGTTCAAAATTTCCGTCTTTATTGATACCAACCAACGAAGTATTAGCTACCAAGAACACATTACTGTTTGTTCTCACTATGGCGTTACCACCAATCACATTGAAATATCCATCGTAAGGAGCTTCATTTAAACCAGTATCTCCAGTTGGTGGCGCAAAATTTCCACTAAAATTACTTGAGTTTATACCTATGTTGAGATATTTGTCACTGTCGTTGCCATCATCGGCAGTGATTACAAAGTCTCCTGAGGCGCTTGATCCAGTATTAATGTTTTGTATGACCACCTGATAAATACTATCAACATTTCCTACAAACACACCGCCCAGACCTGGGTAGTTGATAGGATTGACATTACCTACTTCAAGTGTGGATCCTATTTTGACGTTGGCATTGGCTAACAAAAACGCCGCTTGAACATTGCCGTTAAACACAGCACCACTAAGGTTGGCACTATTGTTGATATTGGTATTAGCGGCAATTAAATTAGCGTTTAACAAATTAATCTGAACTGCCTGACTGGCAGCATTGCTTTGTAACGAGGAGACATTAGTATTTGTACTGCCCAAGTTGGCATCAATCAAGATTATTCTAGCATTAGCCGCAGAAATATTTGCGTCTGATGAAGCAACATTGCTGAGATACAAATTTATATTTGCATATAAATTTTGTATATCTAATGCCTGAACTGCTGCATTTGATGTCAATGTTGTGATATTCAAGTTGGCCGCTGTTAAATTTGCATTTAACAAATCTAGCTGTACAGCCTGACCGGCACTGTCAGCTGTCAAGGTTGTGATGTTGGTGTTTGCCGCCAAAACATTTGCATTTATTACGTCAATCTGTGATGCTTGTGTGGTAGCATTTGATTGTAAAGAAATTATATTTCCTTGTTGTGCCTGAGCATTACTTTGTAAATTATCTAATTCTAAAGCTTGGATAGAAGCATTAGCTAGTAATGAAGTTATGTTTACATTAGCTGCTGTTACATTGGCATTAATAGACGTAATTGTTGTGGATTGAGTTGCAGCATTGGCATTAGCATAAATTTGGTACGCACCAATATTTGCGTTAATGGTATTGATAGCCACAGCCTGTGTGGCTGAATTAGCAACAAGATCATTAATAGATGCGCCTTGAGTGGCAGCGTTGCCTAAGAGACTGTCCAAATCCAATGCTTGAGATGCTGCATTAGATTGAAGTGTAATTATGGCTGCATTTGCAGCAGACACATTGGCATTGATAGCTGCCACACTAATGGAAGCAATTACAGCGTTGGCAGCAGTTATATTTGCTCTCAATGCATTTATTTCTACGTTGGCAGCAGCCACTCTGTTGGTATTAGTTACAATAGCGGTGTTTGCTGCAGAAACGTTGCTGTTGGTTGTGTCTATGTAAGCAGCTAATATACCAGTGTTACTTTGTAAATTGGTTATCAGTGTAGATTTTGTACCAAGATTGGCATCAATTACCACAATGCGAGCGTTTGCGGCCATAACGTTGGCATTTATAGCATCAACATTTGAAGTGTTTATCGCAGCTATCACCAAATTTGCCGCTGTAATGTTCGCTCTTAGTGCATTTATTTCTACGTTGGCAGCTGCCACTCTGTTGGTATTAGTTGCAATAGCCGCATTGGCAGCAGTAATATTAGCACGTAATGAATCGGTTATTGATCCTGTAACATTTGCAAGATTAGCAGATATGGCAGCATTGACATAGGCTTTGCTGGCAGCCTCAGTGATATTGTTGACAGTGAGTGTAACATTGCCTGTTAAACCATTTACTCTAAGTACAGGAGCCACAGGCACACCCACAACCGACACTGTAGCAATATTGCCCACAGTGACATTTGCTAGAGTAGTCACTGTTAGTAAAACATCATTTAATGGCGTTGTACCTCCCAGAACATTGCCTTGGATAACATACACATTGCCAACCGTTTGCCCGGTGCCCCGTAGCACAGGTGCTGCTGCATAACTTTCTGTGTAACGGCTAACATTAAAGGTGATTCCGCTGACATTGCAAGCAACGTTACCGTAGGTCAAACCTTCGTTATCTACAGTGCTGTAAAGCTCATCAAAATTTTCATTAATTTTGGTGAATGCATCGCGTAACGGATCACCTGTGCCATCACTAGCAGCAGCGCCAACATCAATAACTTGTTGTACCATAAATCATCCTATATACTAGGTATTTATGGCTTTTGTCTGGAATGGGGTTTTGGTAATTTAGTAGGGTGAAAAACTACTGCCGCAACCGCAAGTGGTCTGAGCTTGAGGATTTTCTATGTTAAAGCTAGCACCCATGGCATCTTCGGTATATTTGATTCGGGCACCCTGCAAATATTGTGCGCTTATAGAATCCACAAGCAGACCTACACCACCAAATTCAAGATCAAAATCATCTTCGTTTTGTATTTCATCAAAAGTAAATCCATACTGCATGCCTGAGCAGCCACCACCCTGTACAAATATACGCAGTTTAAGATCCGGATTGCCTTCTTCGGCAATGAGTTCTCGAAGTTTAATTACTGCACTTTCTTGTAAATCAATCATGCACGGTCTCCTGCATAAATTCGTCTATTGACATATTCCCAATTGATAATACGCCATATGTTTTTCAAATAACGTTTCTTATCCGTACCATAGTCAAGTACCCATGCATGTTCCCACCAATCAACCAGCAGTGCTATATCTGTGCGTATGGCATGATTTCGAATTGTTTTGATTTGACCGCTGCGGCTAAGGTAAATCCAGTTTGAGCCCTGCAGTTTCATTGCTTCCGCTTCAAAATCTTTTTTGAAGTCAGTAAAGTTTCCAAAGTGTCTGTTGATCAATGCCAAACTAGCACCGGTTGGGCTGTTGCCATTTCGCGGTGGCCGTAATTGCGGAAAGTATATATTGTGCAAATATGCGCCAGCCTCGTTAAAGCTGGCATCACCTTCGCCTTTGTTGTATCTATCAACATATCCACGTGCTAATTTTCCGTAGTGATTTTCTATAGTTGCTTTACTCTTAACCGGACTCAATGCAGTCATTGAGTAAGGAAGTTTTTTTAACTCTAGTTTTTTCTTTTCTTCAGTTAAGGAAATAAGGTCTCTCATTATTATATTTAGTAGCCCAATCTTTTTAAAGTTTTTCCATGCATGGTATGTACCGAGTTAGCCGGCACATCGCTTAATACACAACTGTTCACATAAACAATGGCATTATCGCCAATGATGGTGTATACTGATTTCCTGGGCAACACTATACAACCAACGCCTAGTCTTACATTGTTACCAATTATTGCATTGGCAGTAGTTGTGGTTGCACCAACAATAGTGTTGTTGCCAATTGTGGTTCTAGTACCAATATTACAATCCCAATCAATTACACTGTAATCTCCTATTTGTATATGACTAGTAAATTTTGCATGTCCTAAAATTAGAATTCCTTTTCCCAATACAACTGTATCAAATTTATGGAAAAATTTTGCGGTAGGATGTATTAGATTGGGAACATCTACCTGTGCCTGTTCTAAGACTTTGATTCTTTCCTTTCTTAAAACACCGCCATCTAATTTGTTACCACTAAGGTCCTGTTTCCCATCCCACCAATCAGCCAAGAAAAAAGAACAGTTCTTCCATCGATTATGGGGATCTAGTAATTCTTCTTCGCTACCTATTACTGGTACATTATCTATTGACTCGGTATTTTTAAAATAATGTTTGTCAAGAATTCCTAAAACATTATACCCTAACTCTTGGGCAGTATAGGTAATATCAGTAAGGTTTGTTCTACTACCAACTAAAATTAAGTCTTTTTTCATTTGTTTCGATAAACTATACGACCACGATGTAAATCGTATGGGCTCATTTCTATTTCAACTGAGTCGCCTACTGATATGCGTATATTATTTTGACGTAGCTTGCCTGCAATGGTAGCTATAATTTGATGATTGTTTTCTAATGTGACACGAAACATGGCGCTTGGCAGCAGTTCTTCTACCACGCCTGACAGCCTAATCAAATCTTCTTTACTCACAAAACCTCTTTATAAAGTACGTATTTATTTGGCCCATTGCTCGGCATGGCATTGATGATCCCATAAATTATATCTAATGTTTTCTTTCGTAGGATTACGCGGCTTTCCTTGCTGGTCAAAATAAATTTTAATACTGTCATTAGCATTTTTGTACGGAGCATAAACTTTGTAAGGAATTCTAAAAAAGTAATTTTTGTTAGTTTTTGGTTCATGTACCATAACACGCAGCATACCAATTTTGTGTTGAAGTCCGCCGATACAAGCGTAAGCAGATTTTCCGTAATAGGTCACAGTCACATATTTGCTTTCAGAATTATCGTCAAAATCGCTACCTTTTTTACCTCTTTTATTCTGTTTTAATTTTTTTTTGCTTTTTCTAACAATAGCTTTTTCTGCAAGCTCGCCTACATTTATAATACCATCTTGCCAGAGAAATTGAATTGCTTCTTGCAATGAAAAGAGTTCTTTTCTAAAACTAAGAGGATATGCCATATTGACCAGTTGTTGATTCATAATTATCTCCGCATAGATGAAATGTCTTTGGCTTCTTGATCGCTAAAGATAGGAACTGCATTACTTTTGTGCATGGTACCAATACCTACAATGTTGTCGCCGGTATACTTTTGCGGCATACGAACATTGACTGCACCTTTGACACCGGTATCCAAACTGGGAATACGCGGCAGATCGGCATCACGACGTAGCGGCTTGGCTGGCACATAAGAGCTGCGACCCAGCTTGATCTTGGTCTTGGGTTCGTACTTGCTTTTGATAGCTTGCCACTCGGCCTCAAGAATCTCAGCCTGTCGCTTTTGTTCAGCCGACGCAAATTTTTTCTTGCCCTTGCGCTTGCCTGTTAAACTAAGCCAGGGACCTTCCATGTGCATACTCATAACAACCTCATGCAAGTTGACAGAATTGTATTATAACACTAAATGGATTTTGCGTCAATGGGTTCAAGAATCTTGGTAATGGTTGCTTTTTCGTTAACTATTACTATTTTGTGTCGCGGGTAATAGAGTTGAATATTTTTGGCTGCTTCGTCTTCGGTTAAACCTTGACCCAAAAACTTGTTGTTTTTACCATAAGCCAGTACCACTTTGTAGCCATTTTCTTCAATATGCTCGAATCTCAGAGCTATCACTGATTTTTCAACTGCTTCTACCATTTCAGCTTCGGCCACTGCATCATTTATTTTGTGCTTGAGTGTTTGAACAAAAAGCCACGATTTTATCAACTGCCAAGCAAGATAAATGAAAACGATCCAGCCTAAAATTTCCATATTAAGTCCAAAGTGATTCTCTGATTCGAATAAGACGAATCATCATTTCTTCGTCTTCCTTTTTATACTTATCCTCTATGGCCTGAGTAGCATCCAGTGCCTGCCTACTGGCTTCGCGCTCTTCGTCGGTGCGATCTTCAAAATCCAAAAAGTCACGACCTTTGTCTCTAAATTTAGCACAGTAGTCTGACCATCCACCTGCATCATGTGGATCTGGGCGATTGGGATACACTTCAGTCCACCACCGATACAGTTCAAGTATTTCTCTGGCAGTTTCTGCTTGCGGACTGGGCAAGTTACGCTCTGGATGAACGTCGTCCAAATAGTCACGCTTGAGATTCATTTGCCACTCAAGATTGTCCAGTCCGGCTTGTGGACAACGCCAGGTGCGCCAACGCCACCAGCCAGTTGCCCAGAACGGGGGACGGTATTTCTTTCTCACTTCCGACCCTTCCCAAGCTATATGCCACCAGGCCAACTCAACTTCAACAAAGTCTCTAAGTTCATTAAAAAGACATGGCAGAAAACGGTTGCCAACATCACGCCACTCGCCGCGAGCAATGTCGCTTGGATGAGCAGTAAGAGCGTGGGTACAAGTGACCCAACGATTGTTGATATAGTATTTGAGACCATAGATTTTGTCCGGTATGTAGTAAAAGAATCGTTGTAGATAGTCTAAGCCTTCTTCAGCCAGCCAGTAGCGAACAGGATGAGCAGCTTCGGCTTGCTCACGCCATTCTCGCCAGCCGCGACTGGTTTCGGCTTTAGGGCTCGGTGTACCTCTAAGCCAATCTGCAAATGGTCCAATTGTCCAATAGTGGTTACGCATCTTTTTTCTTTCGTTCGTTTCTAAAAGTTTCTACATCTATTATAGCATGTTCGAGAGTTTTTGCATAGTTCAATGCCTGTTGTCTGGACATAATAATACTTGCTTCGTATTCAACGTACCCTTGAGTTAGCAATGTCCAAATTTTTTGCCAACGGTTCATGCTCCACCATTTTGACTTTACAGTTGTAAAAGTAGACACAGTGATGTTCACATCATCGGCTTCAACCCAAACATCATGGTTGTGTTCGTTTGATCCACAATCACAAGCGATCCTATACACTTTTGAGTCGCCCCAATCGCTGATCCGCATTATGCCTTCGGCTGGTTGTTCAGGTTTCAATGATTTCATCGCCGAAATAATCCAGTGCTGACAATTTGTCTTCGTATTCGGCTATATGGCCAATTTCTGCTTCCATGGCCGCCATCCAATCTGTGTGATCATGTATGGCAATTGGATTGTTCAACATGATCTCCACATTCATACGATGCTTTTCAATTTGGCTAGCAAAATGTGCTCTAGCTGCTGATAATAACTGTTCTCTCATTTTAAGATCTCCAAAATTAGTATAAAACTTGGTAATGTAAAACACAAGGCCAAGGCCCAAAACATACTGCTACGATACCAAGGAACATACTTGATATTTAACACTTGACAGATTTCCTGTTCTGTCATCTTGCTGACATCGATATAATGCACTTTTCGTTCGTTCATTGTTCAACAACTCCGAAATGTTCTAGTACGGAAATGGCATAATGCGTAGGCGTTTGATTGATGTCCGGCGGAACTCGTCGTTCAATGGCATCATCATACATTACTTTGACACATTCTCTGACAATCAACTCGGCGAACTTTTCCAGTTTCTCGGGAGTA